CCACTGCTTTATCTACAGGAGGTTGGTTTGCTGTTGCCTGATCTAACTTTGCTTTCTTGAGTTGCAGGTCAACCATCTTTAGCTTCTTGTCCATCTTTGCCATCTTTGCTGTGACTGCATGGCCAAGCAATGTGGATGCTGATTGAAGGATGGGTCCGCTGAACCGTGCTTCCACATTCATAGCTAAATCTATAAGATCTGTGAAAGTGCTTTGGGCTAGTGCTGCGATATCGTCCATTTCTTTATCGCTTGCCTCTAAATCTCGCACTGTTGGCAATGCTGCATCAATTTTATCAATGGCAGAGTCAAGAGCAACAAGCATCTGCTTGTTATCTTCAATATCCTCTTCTGTTTCTTCATTTGTCTCTTCAGAGTCAGTATTCACTGATTGACCTAATACTGGCGCTGGAGGTAAATTAAAGAGTTCCTCTAATTTGCGTGTAATTTTAACTCTCCTAACTTTTAACTATGTATTTATTACTACTTACGACCATTGGCAAACAAGTCATGCTCAGTGACTACACGAAATACAATTCCTTGAGTATTTGACCATGCTCTGGCTGCTTGCCACTTTGCTGCATTAACGGCAACCCGAGCTATGTCATAACGACTCTTAGCACTTTCCATCGCAACTTCCTTGCTTGGCTTGATTTCTATCAGCTCTGCATGATTTTGACCATTCTTGTCTTGGTAGATGATAAACAAATCAGGCACGTATGTTGTATTTTTGCCGTTCAACGGATTACGATATGGGATACGGACAGATTCACTTGCCCATTGGATTATGCTTGGGTGCTCGTCACAAAATCTAAAAAAAGCTAATTCCCAGGATGAGCGATATCGTATGCTACGACGGCCAGCGTATTTTTCTGGGTGCTTGGGAGTAAAGATACCTTGAGCATAATTAGCGGCCATAATATTATGGAAGGATACAACGTGAAATATATTTGTTGGTTACTGGCTTACTGCTGATACCTAAGTAGCTTGTTCCAACACGATTCAAGTTTAAGAACATTGCCAAATATGCACTTAGCTGCTCAGTTGGCATTGTTACAAACTGCTGTAACACAGTCATTGGATCTAAATTTTGTGCTTTAGCGGTGTAAATCAGTGAGCCAGCAAGCTGCCTTGCACTGTCTTTACTAGCGGTAATTTTTTCAAAATAGCTAACAATCGCATCATCAACTCCTTGCGACACGTCAAATAGTGGTGCAAAAAAGTTATTGAAATAACTAGTGCTTGGATCTTGATTAGCTGGAGTGGGTAGATTATTTGGAGTAGCCATAATTATTATACGACGTTAGAGTTACTTTCAGAGTTAAACCCTTGTTGGTTGATGCTTAAATTATCTGGGAACGGATTTGTAAATTTCTGTGGGGTGGCACCAAATGTTCTAACATCACCAGTCTGTATATTTGATGGTAACGTATCCGTCGTTTGTGTATTGCTGCTACCACTAAATAATGATCCAACTTTACCTGCCAATGACCCAATGCCTGACACTAGGCTACCAACATTGGGTATCATTATAGATCCCATTGGGCTCATACCAGTGGATTTTGCTGATAAAATTCCACGCCCTAGAGACAATGCTTCAGTCATTGCTAGTGCTCCTAAATTAGCACCTTTTAACCCATTGCCTGCCCTAGCACCCTTAAACAATGCTGCGGCAATATTACCGTTATTTAAGTCTTTGACAATCTCATCAGCAGACTCAATTAAGCCTCCTGGTCCAAAGATGCTTGCTGTTCCGCCACCTGCTGGTGTCAATGGGCTTGGGCGTTTATCATAATGTAAATCAGCAAAACCCAATACTGTGTTACTCGTTACTGTTCCGTAACCATACACTACTGATTCATATTCAATAGTCATTGAATGCTGCATAAGACCTGTAGTCTCTGATGAGTTGTGCTCCCCGTGTTGGAAACTTTTAATCATTGGATTGACAAGAATGTACTCACTAAATTTCTTGTTATGCAAACTGTAAATTCTAATAGAGTTTAAATATGGTGTGGTTACAATGTTATTTGCGTTACTGCCACGAATTGTATAGCCCCAATCCTTATAGTATCTATCACCAGTAATTTCATCATGGTTGCTTAATGATGTTATTGAACCAGACGTATCATAGTCACTATTTCTATAATAGTAATCATAGTAATCGTACCAAAATTCTCTAACTACATCTGCACTATCATCATGGAATTGTATCGTTATTGGATCATAGTGGATTTTTGTTTGTACTATGTGTGGCCTATTGTATGCGTTTAGCGTTTTCGTATCAATTGTAAATTTTGGCAACGATATTTGTTTCACCATCATCCCAAGTTCTTTCCGTTTGGCTTCACTTGACATGCTAAGTTTTTTCTCGCTAGTATTTGCAATATCAAAAAATACATGATAGAGATATGCGTTCTTAGGTGCAAGCGCATAGTTGTTCGCAACAAACAACTTCGCAGCGTGGTCCCAATCTTTGATTTGGTCGCCTTGAACTACCTCTTTAAGAAAATTATTTAAAATGTTAGCCATATAGTATTTATCATTATTAAAAACACAGTTGTTAATAACGAAAGGGAAACCGTAGTTTCCCTTTCTAGTTGGCTTAAATTTGATTAGCCTGTAATATTTACACCTAATGTACGACCCACATCTGTACCAATGCCAGTGCCTGTTGGAGTCTGTAATGCATTATCGTATTTGATAGTTAATGCAATTTCAACTGGATCATTTGAACCATAATCCACTTGCTGATAGTCAACACCTTGAAGATAGCAACCATACATTTCCCAAGTTTCAAGAATTGATGCTTCATGCGCTCCGTTACCGCCGTCTAGCATTTCTAAACGTGTAACGAACTTGTAGTCAATACCAGATGCTGCTGATGATTGTTCCATAAAGTCAAATTGCTTTTGGATTTGCTCACCAACAAGCTTGGATACATTTCCACCTGCATCATCACGCAATGTGCAAGTTACATCACCCCACTCTGGCTTACCAGCTAACTTTACTTTGCTATTATATACGTCAATAAGGATGTCGCCAAATGTTACTGTTGGGCGCTTAAAGTCTTTAACTTGCTTGGTCAACTCTACTTTGTTAGAGCTTACACCAAAGTTTTCAAATGATACACGAAAGCGGAATTTGAGTTTTGGCATTAACAAACCCTGAGCAGATGCGCTCTGGTTAGTTGCTAATGGTACTGTAAATTTTGTTAATGATGAAATGGCCACAATATGTCTCCTTCTTGTGAAGCTGTTATTAATATTTACCTTAAAACTGCAAAAGAATAGTTATTTAGCAAATACTATTATATACACTGTTAATACAGTAACAAAAAGGGCCACTTTCGACCCTTTCCGTTACTGTTTCCCTTCCCAAGGAACCTTTACTTACCACTTGACTTAATACCACCTGGGTTCTTTAAGCGAATTGGGATATAAATGAACTCTACGTCCTTCATTGGCTCAATTGCGATATCAACATATAATTCGTTACGTGCAATACGTCCGTTATCGTTATTGCTTTCATCGCAAATTACCAAGTAGTCATAAACACCACGTTTTGCAATCAAGTCATTCAATGCACTTGAAATCATCTGCTTGATCTGGTTGCGTGTAATGGCATCATTCGGTTCAAACAAGAATCCGTCACCAACATGTCCAAGAATTGTACGGACGTAGTTAACCAAACGTGCAACGTTAACGCGATCCAATGAACTAGCAACTCCAATACGTGTCTTGTTACCAAAATTTGTTAATCCAATACCTGGCAACATCGTTACTGGGTTGATGTTTAACTGATACAATGCGTCACGTAAGCCTTGGTTGATACCATTGCGTACAAATGCGCCTGACTGTGCATCAACAAAACCAATGTCTGTTGAGTTGTCAATTAAACCACGGCGTGTTCCAGCGAATGCAAACCATGGGTAAGATACATTGTCGCTCTTAATAGCAGCACGTAAAATCATGTGGCTTGGAGGAACAACGATTGTATTACCTTGTAAGTCATTTGCTAACCCACTTGGGTAGTATGCAGCCATGTATGGATCAGCTACGGATAAACCATCTCCCTTTGTGTTATTTGACCATGCGTTAATGTCCATAATCTTAGCAGGCAAGTGCATTGGCGTGTCACCAATGATAAAGCCTGTATTCTTACGGTCGTTATTCAATTGGATCATGTTAGGGATGAGCTCTGGATATCCAGGGCATACCAACAAGTTAAATCCAAATGTTTCTTCACGTAATGTGTCGCTTCCGTCAATAGCGGCACGTAATGCCTTAACGACCATGGCACGTTGTGCCTTGTGACCCATGAATGGGCTACCGTCATTTTGCAATCCACTTGATGTCACCCACGTTGATTTACGCAACGGTAATGTAAAGTTAGGGAATGAATGCTCGTTGAAATAGTTGCTGACGTAATGTTTAACGTTGAAGCCTGAGCGACGTAAGTTGAACAGCAATGTACCACGTGGATACAAGCGGTGATCTGGGCAATCCAAATCAACGTAATTGCTAGTTAATAACTTGGAGATTGGTGGCAATTCGCCAGCTGCTGGATCTGCGACACCAGCGTCATCCCAACGTGCATCAGCAAATACGATACCGTTTTGACTGATGACATCTGTGTTATCAATCAACTGCCACTTGTTACCAGTCCAACGTGAAATTACTGGGAAGTTTTCTAAATCACCAGTGTTAATCCATAAGTCACCAGCAGCAAGGCCACTTGTTCCGTTGGACTGTGTTGTTGGTGCGATTGGGGAGAAGATTGGACCAACTGGATCTGTGTTGACAAGATTGTAACCGCGTGCATCACGGCTCACATTCTGATAACCTTGCCAGCCAGTTGACTCATTAACAAGAATATCTGCATCAAGTGGGCTATTGTAGAACCACAATGCACCATCTACTGGAGCAGTATATGGCTGTGTTGTAGAGAATGTATAAATCAGTGGTGCAAAGTTACTTGCTACTAACGGTGCTGAACCTGGGGTTAAGTAACGTAATCCATTTGTAGCTGATGTAAAGCCGGCTGTATTTAATGGTGTACCAGTAATATTTTCAAATACTAAAGTTCCACCTTGCTTGTGGCTAATTGAAATTGATCCAGTTGCTTCTACTGCTGCTGTAACCTCAGGAATGTTTGCTGAGAAAATTGAGCTAACAAAATCATCTGGGCTTGTACCGCTAAGTGTAACAATGTATGTTGTAGATGCTGCTGATCCACTTTGCGTAGCTGTAATCGTAAATGCATCATTAACATTAAACGCCATTGGTGATGATGGGGCAGTACCAACTACCTTCAATGCACCTTGTGTTTGACGGATATATGGACGGTATGTAATAGTACCATTGTTTAATGCATCTTGCTTGACGTATACTGTACCAGCTTGAATAGCAAAACCACCAGCAAACGGATCAAGTGCAGCAATAGCGGCAGTTTCATTTGCATAAACTGGAGCAGCTACTGGGGACCATGCATCATTTGTTGAGTTGTATGTCTTGAACGATACATTTACACCACTTCCTAATGTGGAGGTCTTAGCCCACACGCTACCAGAAGGACGAGGAACTGTATCTGTGACCCGCCAATCTGGGATCTGAACATATCCACCGTAAGATACTACCGGAGCAGCATATGTGCCATCAGTAATACCCAATGTCGCTGCCGGTGAGCTAGTACCATCAATGATGGAAATCTTACCGTCAGCTATACTACCGTTACTCATTGCAGCACTAGTTGCGTATAGTGCCAACTGGCCATTAACTACAGCAGCAGTAACACCGTCAATTGCGGCACTATTAATGTTAGATGCTGCGATAGAAGCTTGTGATCCAATGATGGTAACTGTGACTGTGTTGATTGTCATTTGGCTGTTTGGTGTCAAAATTGGTGACATTATTGTGCCAGTTACTGCTGGGAATGCTTGCTGCCATTCTGGGCTGCCTACTTGCACCCAAATATTATCACTACGTTTGTAGAATACATTATTGTATGTGCTAAATGCTGTTACAGCATATGATCCAATTTGACCTACATTTGCATTTGGTGTCTTAATACCACTAATTGATGTTACCGTTGCTGCGTTATCTGTAGTAATCAACAATGGACGTTTTTCCACAAACGCCTGCGTTACTGCATTCCATTCATAAATTCCCCAAGCGGTATTTGTTAAATCTAACCAGTAAGTTCCGTTTGCAGGACTACCAATTGGACGGACTGCTGTGCCTGTCAATTGATCAAGGTCAATGTCTGCACGGATGATATAAGCACGATTACAAGAACCTAATGCACTGTAACCAGCCATTAGTCCATATTCGTTAAGTTCATGACCATGTAGTGGGGTACCTGCTGAACTTTGTTTAAAGCTTGGATAGCCAAAGTTTGTGATTAGATCACGTTGGCTAGTCACTGCTAATAGCTTACCTGCATTTGCTTTTGTTGTGTATGCTGCTGTTGTTGAACCATTAAACACCTTATTTTCTGCTGTAGCCATCAGGATGAATGGAACTGTACCAACTGCTGTTGATACATATTGGGATTCATCTGTGACTGTAATCTCTAGACCTGGGCTTACTAACATGGGATAACTCCTTAGTAACAATGTTAAAGATATTTATCGTATCATTTAAAAAATGGGCTGTTCTGCACTACTACATATAGCAGAAGTCAATAAATACGGTATA